GAGAGGCGGCGACTTTCGCTGTTGTGAATATGGATGAAATTCTCGCTCAGTTGTTCCCGCAAGCACCGTCCTACTTTCCTGGTCTGCTAGGTCAGGAGCAAGCCAACCTGCTACAGCAGCAAGCTCAGCGACAAGGGTTGCTCGGTATCGGCATGGGCCTGTTGCAAGCTGCTGCACCTTCTACCACTCGTCCTAGCTTGGGTGCTGGTATCGCACAGGGGTTGAGTGCTGGACAGCAGATGGCGCAGAACGTCTACGCTCAGAAACTGCAAGAGCAGATGATCGGGCAGAAGTTGCTGGAGCAACAACGGTTGATGCGAGAGCAGGAGGTTGCGAGGTCATTGTTGCCGCAGATTCTCACCCCTGGTCAGCAAATTCCGACAATGTATGGTCAGCCGTCTGTGTTCCCGCAGCGGGATGAGGATGGCAACGTTCTTCCGGGTGCTGGCGTTCAGACGGGTCAGCCTCAGATCAACTTCAACACGCTGCAAGCACTTCTTACACAGGCTCCTGGTGCTGCCGCGCAGGTATTGCCAATCGTCAAGACATTCCAGGAACTCACAAAGCCTGAAGAATTCAAACTTGGGCCAGAGGAAACGATGTTCCGACGCACTCCGACTGGGGTGCAGACTGTTGCTGTCGGTGGTGGCAAACCAGAAAAACCTGCTGGTGCTGTATTGGAAGCCATGCAGGTTCTTGGGATCAACACTCCGCTTACAGAATTGACTCCAACACAACGGACGCAGATCGGGGACTACATTGATCGCAAAGAGGCTCTGAAGTCTCCTAAAGTTGCGGTTGATCTAAACGATCGTACTGCTGTGGCAAAAGCACTTTCTGGGATTCAGAACGACTATAGAGCTGTCACGAAAGATTTTGGAGCAACGGACGTTAGTACGAGATACTTGGCAGCAGTTGATGCTGTGAATCAAGGAAACGCTGGCAACAAAGCCGCGGATGGCGCTTTGGTTTATGCAATTGCCAAGATTTACGATCCTGCTGGCGCTGTACAAGAGGGTGATAAAAGTACAATCATTGGAAGCAGATCCGTCCCAGAAACCGTTAAGGGGTATGTGCAAAAACTAATCAACGGTCAATCATTCCTGCCGGAAGAAAGGCGAAATCTGCTTGCGATTGTCACGCAACAAGTCGCTGACCGAGCAACCATGTTGGAGAATGAAAGATCGCCCTACGTTGAATTGTCTAAGTCGCTTGGTGGAACTGGTGATTTATTGAAAAATCCTCTGTCTGAGGCTTTAAGGCTTGGAGCAGAAAGGATAGCAAAATCGCAAACGATTCCAGGCACTAATATCAATGTTGACGCTTTAAAAGCTATTGGTGAAGCAGAGCAACGTCGGAGAAGGGGGCAATAATGGATCTCAGTAAACTTTCCGACGCTGATGTTGATGCTATCGCTGCCGGACGGATTCAAGATGTCAGCAATGCCGGTCTTAGGATTATTACTGGACAGCAAACCTCGGTTGAACGAGTCGGGACTGTTGTCCAAGAACTTAGCGGCATTCCAAGTCAGCAAGGGAAACTTACCCTCTTAGAAGCGGCAAAGAAGCCATCACAACAGATGGCAATGACTGACACCGATGTCATGCGGCAACTAGGGCTGACTGCTAGAGCCGGAGCGACTGGTATTCTTGGATTGCCAACGCTTGCATCCGATGCGCTGATCTCGCTGGTCAACATGATTAGCGGTAAAAACTTGCCGATGCCATCACAAGCACAGCAGCAGTTGCTAACTCAAGCTGGACTGCCTGATCCTGCAACGCCACAAGAACGCACAGTTCAAGACGTTACGTCTGCAATGGCTGGGGTTCTTGGTGGCTATGGTCTTGGTGCGGCACTTCCTCCGTCTGTTGCTGGCCGGGAACTATTGATGTCGTCTCCTGGATTCCAAATTGGTTCTGGAGCCGCTGCTGCTGGTGCGTCTGCGTTAGCAAGAGAAGAAGGCGCTGGTCCGCTAGAACAGTTGGGCCTAGGAATGATGGCAGGAACGATTGCTCCGTCTGCTGGTGCTGGTGCGCTTACCGCTGCTCAAGCAGTTGGTCGAGGTGCAAAAGAAGCGGTACGTCCGTTTACCGAGGCTGGCCGGGAGGTAATCGTAGGCAATATCTTGCGACAACTTGCACGCGATCCTGAGATGGCCGCGGCAAGGATGGAGCAATACACTCCCGGCGTTCCTGGGTACACTCCTACCGCTCCGCAAGCTGCTCGTGACGTTGGTCTTGCTGGGGCAGTCCCAGCGGTTCGTGCGCTTGATGAAACAGGACGATTCACGACGCAACAGATGCAAGCTAATCAGGCTCGCATCAATGTTTTGGATCGTCTGGCAAAAGACAAAGACGCACTAGCTGCTGCAATTGCTAAACGCGACGAAGTAACCGATCCGTTGCGAGAGGCTGCGTTTGCCAAGTCAACGGTGACGCCAGAGATATTCGGTAGTGCAATCGCTTTGAACGTAAACAAAACGATTGACGATATTCTTGCATCTCCTGCTGGCAAACGATCAACAGTCCAGTCTGTTGTGAATGATGCTCGTCGAGACATTGAACGAGCATCAACCCCTGCCGACCTGTACGAAATTCGGAAAGACTTGCGTGCTGCTGCTCAAGGACTATTGGATAAAAGCGGTTCTGGCGGTCCAGGTGCCAGTGCATACAAGGCAGCAAAAGCGCAGCTAGAACAGATCATAAAGTCGGTTGATGACACTATTGAATCTGCTGCTCCTGGTTATACGGAGTACCTCAAGAAGTATGCTGCTTCCAGTCGAGGAATTGAAAGGCTAGAGGCTGCACAAGATTTGCGAGCCAAGGTTAAATCAACAACTCCGATGATGCTGGACGACCCGTCACGCGCTCCAGAATATATGTTGTCGCAACCAGCGTTTGTTAGAGCAGTGCGAGGAATTGAGAAAGAAACTGATTTAAGTCCTGCACAGGTTGCAGTTGTTAAGCGAGTTGCAAAAGACCTGGACGATGCGACCTTCAGGGTTACACAAGAGCCTGGGTCAAATACGTTTAAGAATCTATCAATTGCTAACGTGATCGGCGGCATTGTTGGTAAACAGATGTTTGGCGAGATCCCTGCGGCTGCACAAAAGGGTGCGGGTGGGTTTGCTGCACTTAATTGGTTGTATGGTGGGCCGGACGATGCAATTCGTGCTGTAGTGGTTGACGCAATGCTTGATCCTAAACTTGCTGCTCGTATGATGCGGAAAGCGACTACAGCAGAACTTGTCCCGATCAGCAAAGAATTACAGCAGCGTGCGCTTAAACTCGGTTACGGACAGGTGTTCGGACTGACCCCGGAGTAATCATGGCAAAGACAAAGATCAGCGAGTTCGACACCAATCCCGACAACAACACTGAGATTGACGGGATCAACATTGCGGAGAACTGTCCTCCAGCTACGATCAACAATGCCATCCGAGAGTTGATGGCACAGTTGAAGGACTTTCAGGCTGGCAATCAAGCATCTAACCAACTGGCAGCAGCGGGTGGTGGCACTGGTCTGTCGTCTTCTGGCACATCCGGCAACGTCCTAACGTCCAACGGTACGGGATGGGTGTCATCCACTCCGACCTATGTTCCTACTGGTGGGATGATGATGTGGGGGACTGCATCCGCTCCTACGGGTTATCTGCTGTGCAACGGATCTGCGGTGTCTCGGACTACCTATTCCGCGCTGTTTGCGGTGATTGGCACTGCATTCGGATCGGGTGACGGGTCTACTACGTTCAACCTGCCAGATTTCCGTGATCGCTTCCCTGTCGGTGCTGGGACGACGTACAGTGCCAATTCAACTGGTGGTAGCAAAGATGCCATCACGGTTGCACACACTCACACTGGCACGACAGATTCGAACGGCGCTCACCAGCATCTAGTTGTTGCGAGTGTTGGTAACACTGGCGCACCTAGCCCTGGAACTGGTCCTACGGTAGATGGTAGTAACTCTGTCAGCGCATTCGGGTGGTCGGCAAACTCGGAAAGCTATATCCTTGCAGGTACTAGCGGACCGAATGCTGGTCTGTCCAGTTCTGCCGGGGCGCACACTCATACATTCACGACAGGATCAACCGGATCGTCTGGCACCAACGCCAATCTCCCGCCCTACCTGGGTGTCTATTTCATCATCAAGACATGAACGCAACAGAGGTTGATGCTAAATTGAACACGCACGAGGCTGTTTGCGCGGAGAGATACGCTCGCATCGAGTTGCAATTCGATGCCAACAACGCTCGGCTAAAGCGCATTGAACAGATGCTGATAGGCAGTGCTGCGTTTATCATTGCGCTGTTGCTCGGGCTTGTCATGAAGGTGTGAGATGGTAGAAATCGCGGTCGCACTTGCTGCTGCACAAGCTGCGGTCGCAGGCATAAAGCAAGCCATCCAGGTTGGCAAAGATGCCAAGGATTGCCTGGGCGAATTTATGTCGCTGTTTGACGCACAGGATCAAATCCAGAAAGCGTCAACAGAGGAACGAGCAAAGCTGCCACCAGAAAAGCAAAAATCCGCAATGTCGGAGGCTTTAGAAGCCGTCATCGCTGCTAAGAAAGTACGCGAGATGACAGACGAGCTAAAGCAGTATTTGATCTGGTCTGGTCAGGCTGACATCTGGGACGAGATCCAGCGCGAACACAATGCCATCGTGCAGAAACGCAAGGCCGATGAGCTAGCAGCTAAGCGCAAGGCCGAGGAAGAAGCCGCGCTCCGTCTCAAGCAGCGTAAGGAGCGGATGCTGATTGCCATTGTCGTAGGGACAGGCGGCATCATTCTCTATCACCTTGTCAGCTACATCCTAGAAGCGTGGCCTGGGCGCTGAAATTCGTTGTTGTTGTCATGCTCGCCATCGTTCTTATGATGGTGACGTTAGCGGAGATTGCCAAGTGAGAATGACGACGGAAGAAATCGAGGTTCGCGTTTGGGCTGCGATCCTGTTGACGCTGGCAGCGATACTTGTCATCAGCGTGCTGGCTATTATTGGTGGCGTATTGTTTGTCGAGCAGGATAAGGACAAGATTGCGCCGATTGACCAAGCATTCCTAGCGATTTTGAAAGATGTAATGCTGTTGTGTATCGGCGCGGTAGGTGGTATCGCTGGACGTAAGGGTGCCTATGCTGCTGCAAACATGATTGCAAAAAAGGACGACGATGCTACCACTCGGCCCACTGCTTGAGGTTGGCTCCAAAATCCTAGACCGAGTGCTGCCAGATCAGGCGGCAGCGGATAAGGCTAAACAAGAACTTGCAAAACTTCACCAGGACGGTGAGCTTGCAAAGCTAGCCAACGAGACAAAACTTTTCGAGGTCGAGCAGAACAACCTGACCGACAGGTTGAAGGCTGATATGGCTAGCGATAGCTGGCTGTCGAAGAACATCCGACCGATGACGCTGATTGCCATCCTGCTCGGCTATTTTACGTTTGCGATGATGTCGGCATTCGACAAGAACACGAATCAGGCATACGTTGAGCTACTAGGCCAATGGGGGATGCTAATTATGAGCTTTTACTTTGGTGGCCGGACGCTTGAGAAAATCATCGACATGAAAGGTAAGAAGTGAAAGAGACTTGGCAAGACGCACTCGCGCACGTTCTGAAGTCGGAAGGGGGTTATGTTTCGCATCCGGCAGATCCTGGAGGCAGAACTAACTTAGGAGTCACCCAGCGTGTATGGGAGGAGTGGGTCAAGCACGACGTAGACGAAAAGCAGATGCGCGAACTAACCCCTGAGATGGTTGCTCCGCTCTATCAAGAGAAATACTGGCAGCGTGTAAAAGGCGATGAGTTGCCAGCAGGGATTGACTATTGCGTGTTTGATGCGTCCGTCAACAGTGGTGTTGGCAGAGCGTCTAAGTGGCTCCAAGAGGTATGCGGAACTCAGCCTGACGGTGTTATCGGACCGATGACTCTGCGTGTAGCACAGGCTATCGTTCATACTGATCTGGTGAATATGTACTGCGACAAGCGTCTGGCGTTTTTGCGGGAACTGAAGACCTGGGAGACGTTCGGTAAGGGTTGGGAGCGGAGGGTGGAAGAAGTCCGCTCCCATGCGCTCACAATGATCGCAAAAGCCGGTTGATATACCAACTAGCTTTTTCTAAGTCCTCTCTGCCGTTCTTCTTCTTCCACCTCCAGAGATACTTGATAGCGTTCCCGGTGCAGAAGGCTTCTATTCCCTGCAAGCCTTCTGTTGCCACCGTTATCGCGTCAATGCATTCGACCGCGCCTTTGTAGTGGTCGGGGTTGGTTGGGTCAGAAGGGGGGGCCATCGTCTCGTCCCTTCGGTTCAGCCAACGTTGCCCAGCCATCCCAGCCGACAGGGACGGACTCCATCTTCAGCGTCAGACCTTTCGCGGTCTGCATGACAACGCCGATCTTCTGCCAGCGTTTCTTCTCCTCTCCCTGCTTGTTGGTGTAGGTTCCGGTTGTTGCAATTACTTCGTAGGCGATGGGCATAACTTTTCCATTAGGTTTTGTGCTTCGGTTAGGAATTCTTTGACCTTGCTTTCAAACTTCTCGATGTCCTCCTGTGTTGGTTGAAACCGTACTACGAACAACTGAAGATGCTCGGGGAACCTGTCATCAAAGCTAACGAAGTCCACCCACTTCCGTTTAGTGCAGGACAACTGAGCCAGCATCTGCGGGACGTACTTCGTAGGTGGCTTGCCTGACTGGATGTAGTCCAGGTGAGTAGTTGACCTGGGACACTTGATCTCGACCAGACCATCCGTCCCGACAAGAGCATCCGGGCTGGCACCAAACCAACGAATAAGCGGGTGCTTTACGAACCCAACGTCATCCGTCAATTCGTGCGAGGCTTGATAAGCCGCTTTTGCCATTGGCTCTATGTCGATGCCGCGCTGCATATCAACGTTGACAAACGAGTCCTGTGCTCGACCTGTGAGTCGCTCCGTGACTATCTGGGTCAGATAGCCTTTGCGAGCCATTGTGTCTTTGCCAGCTAGGATGTCGCTTGCACGTGACCCGGTCGCATGGCCGAGCCTGTCGGCATACCAGTCATCAGTCCGTTGCAGCATCGTCTCGCTCCCGTAGAACGATTTCCGACAAAACGGCAACTGCATTGGACAGGACGACAATGGTTTTCAGCATTTCATCATCATCAATTTCGTCTTTACCTCGTACAAGGATGATTAAGACGTTTGACAGACTTTGAAGCAAATCAGTATTGCTAACCTGAAGTACACCTTTTTTCATTATCGATCCCCAGCGATGTAGCGGTTGAAGTAGTCCAGCGACTGTTCTTTGAAGTCGGCAGGATCTACATATTCCAGAACCCTCTGAGAGCGTCCAGACGAGGCTTTCCTGCGTCCGGTTGGCATCAGGAAGCCTTTGCGTACCAAAGGCGCTATGCGTGGCGTTATCGTGTTGAGCGGCAGTCCTGGCAGACGCTTTGCTAACTCGTCTGCTGTCAGACCTTTCTTGGCGCGTTTGAACTCCTCCAGCACGATCATCTCAATTCTGCTGGCATCGATACGCTTAGCAGCATCGTGACTGGTGTCCGGGTCTGTGTGTCGTGCAAGTCCAGGCCAATTCATATTGTCACCTCCAGAGATTTAGCGTCCTCGGCAAACAAGATGAGTTCGAGGACTTTACCGTTGTCATCATGAATGAATAGCTTCCGTACCGAGTAGCGATCGGACTGAGTTTCGTTCGACTCGATGTCAGTGAGTTTGATTGATGTCACGCGGTGGACGTTGGTGTAGATCATGATTGCACCGCAGCGTATTGGTGAGGAATCGGGAACTTTGGAGCGTGGTGGAACTTACGCAGGATAAGCGTATCAGGCGTCCAGAATGCGTTAGGGTTGGCGTTCTTGACTTGCGCGATAGCGATAGCCAGTGCGCGGTTGTCCTTGTCGTACTCTCGACCGACCCTAGCTGCTGCGCGTAGCATGGCACGTTGCTGGTCATTCAACAGGATTGCGGGTTCCATTACTTCACCTCCATCAGTTGTGTCTTACGGGTGTTTTTAGCTGCTTCCAGTTGCTGCATAAACTCTGTGTCTTTCAGTGCTTTGTAGGCATGAGCAAACACTGTTTTGAGTCCGTCCAGGTTCTCAGCCTGAGCGACCTGTTTGAGATACGGTGCTGGGTCAATCGCTGGCTTCTTAGATGCAGCGTTACCGTCATCGTCCTCTGGAGCAATGCCGCAAGCTGCCATCAGACTGTAGCGACGAGCATAGGTCAGGGCTGAGCCGTATCCCTGCGGGTCTTGCTTTGCAGCTGGGACATGGAGTTTACCGGCTGACAGCGTTTCACCAGACTCGTGGACGAACACGGTCTCGACGATCACCCCGTCCTCGCACTCGTGCGTATGCTGCATGAGCATGATGCCGTTTGCGTTTAGCCCGTCGATGACTGCCTCAACGCAAGCTGCAAGATCAGCGTAGCGCGACTTAAAGTGAGGGTTGCTTGAGGACTTTAATGCTGGTCCGAATGCCTTCTGTGACTTGACCAGTGCTGCTGCTATCTGTTTCATTGCCTGCTCCTTTGTATCGCTTCCACTTGGTTGTGTAATGTTCCTGCTCGCTTGGTGGAACCCACCCGAATCGCTTCCAGGTCTGAGTTACGTCTGTAGCGACTCCGGGGGTCCACTTGAACTCTAAATCCGTGAGATGAGTTGCCAAACAAAGTCTCCTATCGTTGAGGTTGAACCGATGCTCCAATCGACTGCGGTGATGCCGAGCATTACTCCTGCTGCGATGATGGCAATGTGTCTCATGACCGCTCCTTGTATGCAGCTGCTGAGCAACGTTTCCAGTCGCTGAACTGTTTTTCTGCAATGTTCTGGATGTGCTGCTTGAGCCACGATTTGGCGTCCAGCCCGTCCAGCACCATCTCGACCATCTTGTCGGTGGTAGCGCCGAGGTCATAGTCCAGATCAGCCCAGACTTGGTTGATTTCTGCGCTGCTAGCAACGTCCAGCCAGCAAGCGATCTGCTCGCTCTCCCACTCCTGTTGCTGGTCTGCTGCGTCCTGGCGCTCGTCTTCACGAATCCAGTACAGGTCGATGCTGTAGTAGTCGCTCATGTTGTCCTCGGTTGTTGTTGTTGACCGTGAACGAATATTAAAGTAGACTGCATCCCTGTGTCAACGCAAACATTCCATTTTTTACAACTTTTACAATTTAGGGGTCAGCATGACGGTGGACGAAGCGATCAA